ATATTAAATGCTCAATATGATGGAGACGAGGCTCCATTTTAACAAAATCATTTATCTCCCTCTAGAGTTAATGATAGTTGCTGGGTGGGTGCTCCCTGCCCAGTAACAGAAAGATCTTATGGACTTAATACTTCTTAATGATGGAGTGTATAGTCTAGTTTCAGTCACAAAAGAAATGATGAAAGGAATTGAACTCTTAGCTGAGGTCGATTGCTTTGATCTATGTGATATACTACGACTACACTTGACAACATATTATGACTATCCGATAAATGTTCATGTGATGAATGATGGAACAGGAGATTTTTACGGATGCATTTGTTCAAATTAGAACTAGAAATGATGGGTATAAACACTTATAATAGGGATGATTTGGTTTTAAAATTATATAAATTATATTTAAGAAAGGACAAAAGTGATTACAGAAAAGCGATTGGAAGAATCCTTAAAATACCTAGCAGATACAGATGAAGAATCTGCAAGTGCTAATGCTAATGTAAAGTATTTAGATAGATTACTTAAACGTAAAAAAGCATTACACATAACTGGTAACAAAGAAGATAAAAGTATTTCTGCAAAAGAACAAACATATTATGCTAGTGATATATATAAAGCAGCAGTAGATGAGTTATTTGAAGCAGAAGTTAAATCTAATACATTAGATAATAAGAGAGATAAAGAAGCTCTTATTATAGATTTATTTAGAACTCTTGAAGCCAGTAGGCGTAAAAATAATATATGATATATAAATTTAAAAGATGGGTTATCTTACCTGCGTATACTGAGATTATTATTTCAGCAGACTCTGATAAAGAAGCGTTAAAGATAGTCCGAGCCATAGATCCAAGAACTTTGAATTGGCAAGAAACAGACGTTGCTGATGAAAGAATGACCTATGAAGTCATAGATGAGAAGTCCTGAACAGAGAATGTTTCTTAATGTAATAACCCAAGCAGTGCATGACGCAGCATATAAAGGTTATGATCGTTATTATGAATATCATAGAGATCAAGCAATAGCATGGCTTACCAGCAATTCCCAAGATTTTAGAGCTATATGTGTACTAGCAGATTTAGATCCTGATTACACATATTTAAAGATGATAAAGGCTATAAAGAGTGATATAAAACAGTTACGTAGAAACTATTATAAAAAACAAAAACCAGAACGAGAGAGTCGTCCTGGTCGTTATAGATTGAAATTTTAATGACTGATATAGATATGTTTAAAGATATGACTTACGACACACTTAACAGACAGGTTGATGGTACTCATTATAAAAATATGAAAATCCAACCTGCACATTTCATTAATGAAAATAGTTTACCATTCGCCGAAGGCAATGCTATTAAGTACATATGCCGACATAAGAATAAGGGTAAAAAGAAAGATATAGAAAAAGCTATTCATTATTTAGAAATGATTATAGAGAGAGACTATTCTTAGTCTAGTATTAATTTTTTAATACTTTTCTCTCCCATGTATATTTCTACTTCTGCTTTAGATTTTATACATTTATAAGTGACAGTAGATCCATTTTTTAACTGACGTTCAGCAACTCTTTTGCCTTTCAGGCATGATGATAAAGAGTCCTGGATACGATGTTCTTTAATCTCATTGTCTACAAACATGAGTAATGCAAATACTACTTCTACCATTATAAAACCTTACCTTTATTTATACCTTCTTTAATAGTATATCTATGTGTACCATTACCATTGATATTAACTTCTTTTTTATTTTTATTTAAAATTTTAACAAATCTATCTTTTCTGATTTGTCTAATAAATTCTATAAATTGTCTATTGATACGTTCCATTTAATTTTTTCTGTAAAAGATCTACCTGTTCTTTAAGGTGATCTATATTAACTTTGTTATATCTAGATGCTTCTATCTCTTTTTCAATAGATTCTATTTGACCTGCAAGGTGCTCAATGAGCATAAATAGTTCTAAGTTTTTAGGTTCTTGTTCAGCTTTTTTTAAAAGATCTGCTTGAAAGAGAGTATCTGAAGTTTCTAGTTTATTAAGTCTTTCAACTATACCAAAGTATGCCCATACACCTATAGCAACTGCTGCAACAAGTGCAATCAGATTTCTAATTGGTAGAGATACGTTTGTGTTTTCGTTTAGTTTCACCATGAAATATTGGTAATGATTTACCAGATGTATAGAAACATTTTAGACAATACTTGTATTTGTCGAATACTACATATCTGTGTAAAAGTTTTTTTTTACAAGTTTTACATTTAGAGTGGTCAATCATTTCTTTCTCATAATATCAGCACCTTTAAGACCATAGATAGCACTAACCACCCCTATAAATATAGCTTGATACCAATATGGTAAGTTCTTAAAGTATTCAAAAAACAAATCTAGTTTAGCACGAATCTCAGGATCGTCAGAGAAAACAGACCAACCCAATAACAGAATAGGCAAAGATACGAGAACAAGGACAAATTCGTCTTTCCAACCATTATCATTGCTCTCAATAATTTTCGCTTTATATTCAAGTTCGCCTTTCGCCATACGTTCAGCATGTACTCGCTGAGCATCTGACATTAATTGTTTTGTTTTTTGTTTGTTCTGATAAATATGAGACGCTGTTTTAACGCCTAATGATAATAAATTCAACCACATAATTATTCTGCTGTATTAGCTGTAGGAAGTCCTTCCCAAGCTTTGTACATTCCTTCTACAAGTAATTCATCATCGTATGGCTGCATACCATTTTCCATTTGTATAATAGCTTTTACAAGTGGTAGGTAATCTTCCATACTATTGTTGAGTCTTATATCTTTTTCTTTATCTAATTTTTTACATACAAATTCAACATACTTATCTGTAGAATTTTCAGAAGGGGGAGCCCATCTGTAAATTATTTCTTCTATAGTAGCTTTTTTATGTTTAAATCTATATGTAAGAAGTATTCTTTGTAAAGCTCTAATACCCATTACAGCTTCATTAAATACACAAAAAGTTGGATCTGTCTGCTCAGCAGCCAAACCATCCCAATCTGTGCCTAATTTTATGTTACCTGGATTCTTATTTCTAATACCTCTAGGTAATTTTTCTATTCCATCTGCCATTGTTTTTTAATACCATTGGGATTAATTTAGGCAATCCATCAATGATAACTCCTGTTCCTATTACTGGTCTAGACTTCTGAAGTTTATTGTATTCAAAAGCTAAACTTTTCATGTTGATTAAACACCCAACTTGCATTCCCCAAAGTAGTTCATTTGGATTACTCCAATAATCTATTTTGTAGCAGGTATGATAGTGTCCTTGTACTGTACACATACCATATTGTTGAGCAACTTTTAAAACATCTTTATATTTACCATGACAGAAATATATCTTCTGTCCATTAGATGCTTTGAGAATTAGATCCTCATGCCATGTCCACCCTTTACCTACACCTAACATATGATTATATGATTTGAAAACTTCGTGTGGTAAACCATACCTAGTAGCTTTTCTAAATACTAAGCTACCATGATTAGAGTCCATAACATATTGTTTTGGAAATAATTTTTCTAAATCTTTAAAAAATTTTCTAGCAACCTGCAGCTCATGACTAGGTGAATATAGTCCTGGATGAGAGTCATGAAATGAAATACTATGCCAATCCATCTCATCACCTATATTAACAACTGTATCAGGTTTATATTTTTGTTTTATAGCAGCTAGAAAGTCTATCGTATCTATATGATGATAAGGAGCATGTTGATCACTTATCACAAGTATTGATTTTCGTAACATACAATGTTTTACAACTTTGAGTTTATATAGTCTAGAGTGTTAGGTACAACTATACAGGTTTACCTTTTGGTAAAATAATTTCTTTTTCCATGCATACAAATTTCATATATATACCATGTTGGTTTATATCATCTGCACCTATTTCTTCTGATTTACTTAATGATTCTAAATATCCTGCATTAAGACAGGTATACATATCATCATAATATGTATCCATCTCAACAGGATCTATGCACGTTCCTGCAACGTAGGAACACATAATCATAAATAATGCTATTTTTGTCATGCAAAAATGCTAGTAACTAAATATAATACTTGTGCTGCAACTCCTAGTCCAACAGCTGTTAAAATATATTGTATTCTATCTATATCTTTTTGCATATGTGCTAGGTGATTGTTTTCTATAGTATCAATTCTTTGATTGATAAGATCTATAGCTCCATGTATTTTAAGAATTTCTTCTCTATTTTCTGTAGCTCTACTCATATTAAAATAATGTCTTATAAGGATCTCTTATAAGTCCTTTCGTTTTATATTGTGTGTATCTTGGTCCTTGATATCTAGGATGTCCAAGCTGTCCTAACACAAAATCAACAGCAGTATCAGATGCAAGATCTAAGGATAATCCTTGTTCTTGTAATCCTTCTGCTATATTTCGTGATGCAGACTGTAACCAAATAGGTAAGAATCTCATACCTACATGACCACCTATTTTTAGTCCTTTTTCAATCGCCTCGTCATCTTTCTTTGTAATATTAGGACTCCACTTAGTAGTTAAGTATTGTTTATTAGTTAATACTTCTATTGTTGTTCTAGGCAGAGAACCAATCTTTTTAAGACCAGTTGATTGTGGATCTGTTATCCAATGGAAAGGCTCCATTAATTGTTTAGAAAATGTAAGTACTTCTCCATTTCCTAAGTCAATTCTTGTTGGATCTGTATTTTCTAATATTGAGTGTCCACTAAATATGTAGTTTAGTGCAGATCCTGCTACAGCATACGTAAGTGCAGCTCTAGCAAAATAGTATTGATACATTCTACGTAATGCAGGATCAGACTCAAAATTAGGTAATGACTTAGCAATAATTCTAATATTAGATATTGTCCAATCAGGAGCAAATAGAAGTAATTGCATATAACCTCTAGATGCTGGTTGTAACGTAGTTTGTGCTAATCTTTTAAGTGTATCAGATTGTATTCTGTTCGCTAATTGTTCCCAGTTTTGACCACCAAATGCATCATTAGCAAATGTAGCAGCTTTAGTTGCTTTACCATATATTTGTGCCTGAGTATCACCAGGCATAATTCTTAACAGATTAGGTCTACCCATAAGTGTAGGTGCATCTAATACTGTAAGAAATGTATGGAGTTTAGCTGCTGTAAAAATTCTATCCCATGTAATAGTATCAAACCATCTAAATACTTTTTCTACTCTGTTATTTGTAGACACACCAAAGTGTCTTTTTAAGAATGGATCTATTCCTCTAAGATTATAATAAAATCTATCAAATCCTGTATCTTCAGGTACTGATATTTGTAATCCAACACCTTGACCAAATCTTACTACATCATCATAACCTGCTGTACGTAGTTGATCTATAGCATGACCAAAGTCTTTTATATACGCTTTTGGATCTTGAACAGATTTAAGTATTTCTGGTTTAGATCTAGGGTCTAATGTTTTTTTAATAAAGTTTGGTTTAGCTCCTGCAAACCATAATGATTCTACTAATGCACCAGCATGAAAAAATGAAAATCCTACTGCTAGTCTTTTCATCATTAAGTTGGTTGTAAAGAGTGCACCCATTAATGCACCTTCATCAGTAGCATCAAAGACCATTCTCAATGAGTTAATCATTCCTTTATGCACTAATACAGAATCAGTTCTGTCTGCAAAATAAGGATGTTTAAATTCTGTATAATTAGTATCATCAAAAGTCTTTTTGACGTTATTTCTAATTATTAATGGTTTTTTAGATATTTCTGTAAGTTCTAAATTTTTTATTATTGCTCTAGTAGAGAGTGCTTTACCTGCTGCAAAGGTATACATTCGTACCAGCTCAGCTGGATCATCTTTACCTAAACGTATTGTAAATCCTTTTTGTAATCCATGATTTATATCACCAAATATACCACGTCTAGCAAACTGAAACTTACCTGATGGACCAGTTACTATGCCTGTATCAAAGTCTTTTACAAATCTAAATGGTTGTGCTTTAGGATTATATTCATTCCAAAGCAAAGGTAGATAGTTAGTTCTTTTATTAAATACTAACTTTTCACCACCTGCACCAAATATATTATAATATTCATTAAATATTTTTTCTATAGTTTTAGCTGCTTCAGGTAGATTTTTATCTACAGCTCTTAGTTCATCTAAAGTTATAGGTTTTAGTTTACCATTATATCTAAATGTTTTTCTATCTACTCTAGCTTTTGTAAGATAATAAAATAATAATCTTCTTGAATCTATAGCATCAGGTATCTGAGCTTTGATTACATTAGATAGTTCTTGTGCTGCTGAGTTTAGTCTAACTGTACTAAGTCTTGCAGCATCTAATGTAGCTTCACCTGATAGTGCTGCTTCTTCAAAATCTTTTGGAAGTTTTCTAAGTTGTGATCCTAATACTCTACCAACACCATATATTGCTGCACCTATACCAAAGCCTTTAGCTGTTGCTACAAGTTTTTCATCAGGTGATGTTAAAAATTGTGCTGTACCAAAGATACCTCCTACAGCTGCTGCTCTTTTTAAAGCAGTGGCTAGTGCCATATCTTTGCCATTTTCATTAATTTGTCTAAGAGCTGCTGTTACATCTGCCTTAATTAAGTCAAACTTTTTAGGATCAGATATAGTACCAGCTTCTTTTCTAATTATTTCTATTAGTTCATCTACATTTCTGTAGATACCTTGTTCATTGAAATCTACTAATTTCTCTGCATTTTGATTATATTTTTCAAATACTTTTCTATGAGCTGCTTCTATTCTGGCTCTGGGTACTCTAGTTAATCTACGCACAAGCTCACCAGTTCCTGCAAAACCAACAGAAAATAAAGCTCCTGCTGTAGCTCCTATAGTAGTTTCTATAGATGTTCTCTTTGGATCTAGGTTTGCATTTTCACCTAACTGAAATGTAGTAGAAAATACTAATGGTGTTGCTAGTGTAGCTGTTGCACCTACTTTTAGATCAGATGCTATTTTAGCTTTTAATCTTTTATATTGTAAATTTTTACCACGTTTTAACTTAATAGAATTTACTACACCTCTACCAAGTCTACCCCATCCTAAAGGCATAAATAATAGCCAAGGATCAGCAACAATCATATTTACAAGCTCAGCACCAAATAGTTTAGGATTTTGTTTTACCATATTCCCAACTTCTTTAATGTCTATATTCATTGGTCCTTCTTCTAGAAGATAACCAAATCTATTTAGTTTACGTTCTGCTTCTTTATAGATTTTAGATCCTGCTTGATCAGGATTGTTTTGTATATATTGTAATGCTTCTTGTGCTTGTTTCTTTTTAGTATTACCAGTAAGCCATTGATATAATGATGCTGGTAATGATTCTTCTCTAATAAGATCTATAGGATTACGTAATGATTGAAAGAATCCAGGAGTTTTATCTTGGATTGGTTCTTTTAAACCATCAGACAAACCTTTGATTGGATCCTTCAACTTAAATTCTTCAAGATGAAAGTCATTATGTGGCATCTAAATTTTTTTTT